ATATTTTATTTTTTTAAAATATATTTAATGCCGACGGCGGGACTTAAACTTCTTAGACTTTTTACTTTTTCTAGTACGTCTACCACCTGAGGTTCCATTTGGAGCAGGTGATGGAGCTGAAGCGGGTTGTGTAGCTACAGCTCTAGCTCTTGCAGAAGCCCTTGCTCTTGCAGCTGAAGTAGGTGCTGCAACTGGTGCTGGAGCTGCAGCTGGAGCTGGGGCAAAATCCTCCACCGGGTCACCTCGCATCCTACGTTCTCTTATAATTTCTGCTAATATATCACGTAAATCTGCCATTTCAGCAATTGTATCAAATTCAACCTCACCTGGATCAAGCATGTGAATTCTTAATGCCATTGCAATAGCAGTGGGACCATTTAGTTTTAAATTATCTAAATCTCCTCTACCCTCAATAAAGTACCAATGAAGCATATATAACTTTTTTATTTTACTAGATACTTCAGGGCTACTACGAATTATAGAAGAATAGGATCTTAGTAAATCATCATTGCGTATTACATCATTATCAATATTATAATTTTCGATTGAATCGTTTACATCTTGAGAAAGAGCATCCAATATATTTCTTCTTTCAGAAGGGGCAACCACTTTAGCCACTATAGCTTTTATTATATCCCTATCTCCAGCAGTAATTGTAATACCATTTAATAATTCAGGGCCCATATTTAATTTTACACGAGTAGCGGCAGCTCTTGTATAACGCTCTGGAGCTGCATCAGCTATTTCTGCAGCACGTGCTTCTGCAGCAACACTAAGAGGGGTTCTAAATATACCTTTTTTTGCTGCTCTATAACCAGCCAAACTTAAATTGCGTCCAAGGCACAAGGCACCAACACATGTATTTTTTGCAAGACCAAGTGTTCCGCTTAGGGTGTTTATTCCAAGATCTACTACCTTGCCAGTTGCATCACGTGTAACACCTACAGCATTATCCAAAATATTCATACCTTTTACAATTCCTTCACTACCAGCTTTGGCAGCCACTCTCGCCTTGCGCGATGCTGTATTTGCACTTGAACCCAATCTTTCTTCAAGTGTCATTGCATATGGTACAATAACATTTCTTCTAGGGACAAAGGGATTTTCACTAAGATCCTTTGCAAGACAGGCAGCACCAACACATGTATTTCCTACAAGTTTGGCAGTTCCACGCGCCGTATTTTTTAAGACTTTTGCAGTCCCAACGGCACTGTTTGCAGTAAATTTAGCAGTACGTCCTAAAACACTTCCAGTTCTTCCTGCAATATTTCTAGTATTTGCCAATGCTTGTCCAGTCCTACGATATGTTCTCCCTGCATTTTTTTGTAATCTAGCGGCGGCGGCTCTAGCATAAGGTTCAATTATACCTAATGCCCCAGTTGTAAAACGTCTATCTGGAGGGGGCGGCGCAGCCATTTCTAATATAGATGCATTAATTGCATAGCCGGAATCTCTAGACACTTTCAAAAAAAATACGCAAAGCTTCATCCTTGATAAAATCATCAATCTTTAGCATTGTTTTCTTAATCATCGGATTATCCTGTGTACGAAGTGTAGTCTTATCAAATGTGTTATCACCGTGACTTATAACCAACATAACCTTCATCGGATCCAGTTGAACCAGGGGGTTCTTATACTGCTCAAGGAATGACTTCTCTTCTGCAAAGGCGACCGTCTCATCATAGCGACGACTCAAGGCATAACGCTTTCTCCAGGCCATCGTACCATTTGTAGCGTGTTTTGCAAAGTACGGTCCACACTTGTAGATTTCCTTGTTATCCGTAAAGAACATATAAACCTCACTGGATCCAGCGAGATCCACCTTGGGATTCTCTAGGAGTTTCGAAACGGCGTGTTCAACACGATCAGGAAAATAGAAATCATCATCATCAAATGCAATAATAATTTCACCACTAGCTTCCTTATTTAAGCGATTGCGTTTCTCTCCAAGAGTGCATTTGTCCTCGCTGTGAATAAAGTGCAAAGTAGGCAAATTCGCCCTTTCAGCTTCAAAGAGATCGCGCACCTCTTCTTGACCATCATCAAAGACAATCCACTCCATCTTATGGCGTGGATATGTCTGGCCTTGAATCATACGAATTAAATTAGTGATGAAACGTCTACGATTATAAGTAGGCGTTACAAGACTTACAAATGGTAATTCGGTCATTTATCTAAGTATAAATAATTGAATGGTTCTAAGTAGCGGCAGTTTTTGATTTATTATACGCAGCTGCATAGAGTTCCTCGACCACCTTACGAGCAGCAATAGTTTCATCATTTTCCTGGTAGCAAAAGAGCCCTAAAACTATACCCTCAAGATTTCCATTTGGCACATAAGTTGACAATGGTAAAAATGAGTAATACGGTAAGGTCTCACCCTTTCCATATACCTTGTAAAGTGATCTCGGTATAACGTAAAAGAATACTATTGCTCCATATAAGAATGATAATACGCGAAATGGTGCATTATATCCAATAGCCTGATTTGCAGCCAGATGGCCCCCGTATAGGCAGAAGCATATAAGTATAACAGAACCAAGGCCTGTAAGAATTCCATTTGCTGTATCAGTTATAAGCTTACGTGAGTCGAATTTACTTCTTGCCGATAGCTCGGCAGCAGCAGCGTCAGCTTCCTCTTTTTTAGCATCCGCTTTTGCCTTTTCGGCCGCTGCCACCTCTTCACGTTTTTTTGCTTCTGCATCCTGCTTGGCTTGTTCAGCCTGCTGTCTTGCATAAGCATCAGCATTAGGATCAGATAATTGGTTTGATGCCAGATACTGGACTTTATTATAGAGACTTGTTACAAGGCTCATCTATTATGTGGCATACTTCATTCCTCCCATTCCTCCCTCGACCACGAAGAAATTTAGGCTTTCCACGTAAATTATATATTCCATTAAAAAGCTTGTGTCTGTTGCTAGAGGCCAGATATCAAGATCCAACTGAAACTTCTTTACACGGCTTGTATTCAATGTACCTGATGGCTTTATCCACTTTGACGTATCCAAAGCGAAACTATAAATCGCCAACCCCTGCGGAAACACACCCGTTGCATATTTCCACGATGAAAGCTCTCTAAAATACTGTAATGGCTTAATTTCCTGAATATCATTTCCATCACATACTATGCGTATCTGCCGTATAATATCCTGCTGAGTACCTTGATAATTCTGACCAGAATACCCTCCAATAATACTTTGTGATCCAGATGATGCTATGAAAGGTGCATTCGGATATTGCCACCAATTTGTGTAATTTGTCCAACTATTCAAATTCTTAATGTAGTCACTACGCCTCGGTAATATAATGAGCCGTGGTACTGGATTGTGTGTATAGAGCTCCTGGAATTGTCTTGAACTTATATTCGAAAATGGATATCTAGTGACCTGTCGTACAATATAATTCAGTGGCTTTGTCGCAAATGTACGACGCTCATCTTCAGTTAAATATATATGAGTCTCCTGAAGTCTAGGGTTAAGTGGCCAAGTATTCAATGTTGGTGCCGTAAATCCGAAATCTGTCAAATAATTTCTTATATACATTCCATCCTCAGTATTTGTCGCATATGTCACATTACCTCTACTGAGCTCTTGAGCTGTCCCAACTACTTTATTCTCAGGACGAACACGGTATCCATTGGGGTCTAAGACTGTATATAGATCCTGGATAGGACGTAGAGTTAGTTGTACTTCACACTCGTGATACTGTAATGCAACAAGTGGTAGAGCTAGACCCGGACTCTGTGAAAACCAGAATCCAAGAGGTAAGGTTATATCACGACCGGGTATTGATGGAAAATTATTCTGGGTTGCTATATTTGCATCAGGATTCTGGAACACATTCGGATAAAACCCAGACTTCCGCTGTGATCCATTCGCCACTGCGCCGGAGTATTTGCCATTTGCTGGATTATACAATTCTGGGACATCACCAACGAGTTCCTGCCACTTATTATATTGTGTTTCATCTTGATCAGTAAACGCTGTTGATATGATATAATCACTGTCAAACTGTTGAACAAGAGTTCCTCCTACAAGGAATGATGCATCCTGTATAATTTGAGCTCCAATGTAACGGACCCACTGAAATTCATACTGTGATCTCCCCTGAGTAGGACCGGGTATAGAAGGATTGAAGTATTTACTATAAATATCAGGAAGTGTAAATGTAAAATAGAGGTCAGATAGTAAGTCACCGACACGCTTAATCTTTGCTCTCAACTGTATCGGTTGATTGAAAAATAGCTCCTGGGGACCTTCAAGAGGAGTTGTAACAGATTCAAATGCAAAATGACTATGCTTCTTAATAACCATGTAAAAATAGGTATAATCGGGATTTCCGCTGAGAATTACATTTTGAGACCCGTAGGCAACAAGTATAAATAATCCTCCGCCTGACATCACGTCTCTTCTTGTTATTGTGAAACAAGAAGAGATGTGATTTTCATACGTGTTTGCAACGCCGAGGGTTTAAGGTCCATTAGGATTTGTCCACCACGTGTCAGATAAATATGGTGTAATATTCATATTAGGTCCCTGTATTACCTTTGATGGTCCAGCGTTCATCAAGGCCTGGATCTCAGTGTACGTCAAGGCGTAGCTGAAATAATAGACACGGCTTACCATTCCTTGCGCAGATCCATCAAATACTAGCTGTGTTAGAGCTGGTGTTGTACCACTAAACTGGGGGTCATTTGCAAGTGATGTAGTTGTAGCAGGATTAATAGTTAGTTTTCTAGAGCTAAATAGATAGACATCTCCATAATTCTGGTAAGGTGGTGTATTACCACTGAGAGTGACCTTACTCTTCAAGTTACCATTGATATAAATATAAATATAGTTACCCTTGCAAGATACAACTAAATGGAACCACTTATCTACAGGAATATTCTCAATATCTGTGTAATTATCCCAGGTGTCATAGCAATTCATAAAGACGCGGATTGTATTTGAATTACCCCAGGCAAAGATACCAGGGGCAAGGTGAGGATATACCTGGTTATAGCCCTTGTGCATAATGTGATACATATTGGCATTTCCACTTGCAAATGTACTGCTGTTTAAGTAAATAAACATCGTATAACTGAATTCTACGCCGGAACGCTGATTATCTGAGAAATGTATAGTCTTTGCATTAGGATTTGAGGGATTTTGAATCGCAGTGTACATTACTGAACCGGAAGGATACGTATTTGGAAATAGTTCAACGCGATCCTTCCACATACGCATAAATGAGTTGTATATGTATTCACAGGCAGCTAAAACAAAATATAAAATTACAACAATTCCGAGGCCTGTTAGAATCTGTGACATCGGACCACTTCCAAAAAATGAAATACCCTTAGATGTTCCAGAATTTACAGCAACAGGTGCATTTAGAACAGCCTCCATACTTATCTATCTATGAATTATATGAAAAATAAGCATCTCTAAATGATTATGTTTCACGTAATTTATTTTTATAATCTTAAGATGTTTTCTTAATAGTAACATCATATGCTCCAGGGTTAATATAGCCCCATATGGTACTAAGGAGCGAATTATCAAAGGGTCCTGATAAGTAATTCTTGTAAACCTGGTCCGGAGAATATGCAAAGTTCGCTACACGTGTCTGCCCAATGATTCCACCGAAGCCCGTTTTATCTCCAATATTCACCGTGGGAATATCACTGTCAACCTTGTACATTCCAGGGAGAACACTGCTGCGGGATAACTTACCATCAATATAGACATCCAATGTGCGCCCAGAAAGAACCGTCGTAATGTTAACCCACTTCTGCAATGGCACATTGTCAATATCACCGTTCTTAAACATCGGCTCAGATGACGTGTCACTATATGGGCTTGTTCCAGCAATTAGTTTTGGCATCTCAGTAACATAATCGAGGGTTGTGCTTTTTGATCCTGTGGCAGAAGGATTATCATAACTTACACGGACACCAAGCTTATTCGTATTTTGTCCAAGGTATAAGACAAGTGTATTAAATCCAGACGCAGTTGGGCCACCTCCTGAAAGGGTTAAAATTGTCTTATTCTTTCCACTGTTAATAGACCAGTTTGTAACATATACCCACGTAGTTACCGAGAACTCGCCACCTGGGTAAATACCAGGGACATTCGCCGATCCGTATGTTTTCGGCCCAGTAGCATTCATACCAGGGAGTCCTGTGTTCGCCGAGCTATATAAAACATAGTCCTTGTAATCACTACCGACATTTAACCACTTATATAAGTTATATAATGACGCTACTAAAATAATAAGGATTAATAACAAAAATATTGTTCTACCTGGTCCTTGTGAGATTGCTCCACGAATACCTTCCATCCGATTCTAATCTTGTAAAATAGTTTATGCATATGAACTTGACCATTGTTCAAATGGACTTGTTTTAGCGGCCTGACCAGCTAAATTACAATTTCCATTTGGGCAAAAGGGATTGAATTTAATATTAATAGTAGGAAGAGGCATAAATGCAAACATGCCGGAAGACAAATAGGGTTTTCCATCTGTATCAACCGTTGATTCAACGGTTGATCGTATACTATCTGCACCCATTGCATATGGTGCAAGACTCATTAAGGCAATCTGCCCTCCTAGACGTGAATCACCAACTCTGAGTGGTTGGGTACTATCAAAATCAGGCATTGCCGTACATGTATATGAAACCGTTAGTTTACCGTTCAAGTAAATATTGAACTTACGACCACGTTTCACAATAGCAACCGCCGTCCATTTTTGTAAGGGAAAGTTCGGAATATCGACAATTTCTGGAACTGCACAAGATTTTACGTAAATCTGGAGTTGTGCAGGAGATGTTATATAGCCGCGCCCAGCATCTGGAGCCACAAGAATATTAAACGACTGCTTTGATCCTAATTGAATAGCCTTAGCATATTCGTTTCCTGAAACAACCGTGCGATCAGTTATAGTGGGATAAATATAGAAAAGTAGGGTTGAACCAGATTGTCCCGTCCAGGATGTTGATAGTTCCTCACTTGTTATTATCTGACTTAGGCTTGATAAAGGTATAGTTTCATTACCAACACGCTTAGGGGGGGTTGGAAGAAGGAAATATTGAATAATATAGTATATTAAATATATTATAACAATTATGCCTAATAAGAACAAGGCCGTGTTCATCTACCGGTTATAACCAAAATATTATTAGAATACTATGGTTATAATAATACTAAATTTAAAATTACAATGCAGCTAAATATGCACTTGGACTACTTAGATCAATCATACGCCCCTTCATTTCACTTGGTGGCACAGTATAACCAAAACATCTTAGATTTCTTACCTTAATACCTGTGGATAATAGATTATTGTTATTAATAATATTTGCCGTTGAAAATATCTTATTTCCTGTACTAGGTAAAATCGTCGTAGTCTTAAGAGGTCGTGTTCTTACAAGGAGACCATTTAGATATCCTTCCATAATGCCACCAGACTTTGATATTCCTATACGGAAAGGTGTGTGAATAGGAACATTATCGATTACTACGGTTTGTGGTGAACCGGTTGAATCTGCCGCAGTTATATATATTGTATTAGTCGAATTATCAAGACTTACAGATAATGTTGGTGATAAAACAGTCGATCCTATAACAAAGAATGTTCGCATATTAATGCTATTACCATTTGCATCCTTTCCAAGATTCTGAGGAAACTCATTGTTAATTAATACATCCATCGTTATACCATAGTTTGTCTGGCCTTCAAGCACTGTTGCATATGAATTACCTGACGAATCTATACCAATTGTTAAATCTTTAACATCCTTTGTACTTTGCCAGTAAAGCTGTGATGTATCTGTGCCGGGTACTGGAATATATCCACCGTCTCCAGGCGATCTTTCAAAAATAGGAGTTATCCATTGATCGATACCAAGTAGAATTAGACCAGCTAATAAGATACTAGCAACCACGTATAAAAGTACACGTATGGTAAATGATCCTGCAATTGCGTTTGGTAGACCTGCTGCTCCAGCTACGCCTTGCCCAGGACGCACAAATTGAAGACCTGTAGGTTTCTTAATTGATTTTCCTAGATTTGTGACAGTTTTCATAATATCTGCAATTTTATCATACCGATCTGGGTTCGGGTTCATCTGCTATCGTAGATTAAGTTATTCTTCAATTGATTTCTTTTTCTTTCTTGTAAGAGTTTTATTTTTAGGATCATAGCCGATACGTTTGTAGTATGGATTCGATTCTTTTGCATTACACTTTACAAGGTTCTCACGTAAGTAACAGACAAAGGATAGGCGACTGTAGAGTTTCTCAATTCCTTGTGTACCCGTTTCCTTGTCGTTTTTATAGATCTCAGGTAAGGCCTTATTGAATTTCTTATCTTCCGCAGTTTCGTGCATCTCCGTATTACAGTGCCACTCATGAACATCCATAGCCAAAAAATCACCCGTTCTCAAATCAACACCAATCTTATATCTTGGAAATATGGTATATCCTCCGTGATACTTTCCTCGCTCAATGACCGACAGATTTCCAAATCCTGCCTTCAAATCACCCGCGTCCATATGAAGACCTGTGCGGAAATTGCGATTCATTGTAACCGAAGAGAATGCTGTATCTTCAATCTGAAATTTAGGTTGCTTATGAGCCTGTGTATATTGAGCCTTGTAGCGGTCGGGGACAAGTTTCTTGAATAAGCCGTCAATTTCCTCGATGTAAGGAATTCCATTTTTAAATTCTTCAAAATACTTCTGCGTATACGATGTGAGTCGACAAGGTAGTTTCATAAATGGTGTCTCCTCAAAATAACCCAAGACGCTGCTAAAGACATTATTATTCACACGCATCTTACTGACCTTACCCTTCTCCATATAACGTGCAGAATGACCCTGAACCTGTGTAGGCTTTCGCCGGGTCCAATATTTACTCTTCAAGTCAATTGGACCTGCCGCTGCTCCACGGTTACGTGATGCCGATGACGCATTGTAGAAATTCTTCCAGGCTAGATTCACAATATCGTGGGGGATTACATTCTTACGCATACGCACTATAAGCCGTTTACCACCAGGTGCATCAGGATCTTTTGCGTAAATATCGACATCCTCATTGTAAATTGTATCGGCGTCCTTTTCACTAAAGTATGTTCCTTCACGAGCCTTTAGCTGCTCATCTGTTAGCTTTGCTTCCAATATAACCTGCTTAACTCCTGAAGTTTTAGCTGCTCTGGCAGCCTGTTTTGGAATTTGTAGTCCTTCAAATAACTCCTCGTCAGAGACGGGCATCTATCCTAACAAGAGATATCTTAGATCTCGCGGCGAAGATTAAAATACATAAAGCCTCCGATGATTGCCATAACAGCAATACCTGCAGCTGCCCCCTTTAGCATAGCCTGTTGGTCGGCCTCCATAAAGTCCTGTGCTGTAACAACCGGGGATCTTCCCCTCTTTCCAAGTCGTGTATAATACTGTATTACTTCCGTCTCTGTATATTTGCGCTTTCCAAGCATTTCATTGACATCATTGTGTAAGTTAATGGTCCAGCGGAATAAGTCCTTTCTATCATCTAACGAAGGTCCCACAGGCATCTTGCTCAAATGAGAGACGTAATGTTGTTTGCAAATCGGACAGGGAATTAAATACTGAAGTGACTCAAAAAACTCCTTTGCCGCCTTCTTATCACTATAAGATGGCTCCTGAGGATATCCGAGTGCAGCGATGTGTATTGTGTGCCAAAAGAATGGACCCCAGACTTCTGGTGGAACGTGCATCCTATCTATTGATAGTTGAGAGCAATGCTAACCACCTAAGCCGCGTGAAGTATTATAGCTTAGGGGTTTTTATAACCATGTCATTTAATCAAACAACACAAGCAACACTTCATTGCTCAAATTGTGGAACATCCGGACACACATTTCGTATGTGCATTGAGCCCGTATCAAGTTATGGCGTTCTGGTATTCCGCTGGGTTGGCTCAAAGCCATCCTGGTCACCATATTCTGAATTCTGCAAAAACAGCAACTGTTCACTTGGCCTTACAAATATGGTACCCGAGATTCTTATGATCCAGAGAAAGGATACCCTAGGATTTATGGATATTATGAGAGGTAAGTACAAGGTAAATGAGCCAGAATACATAAGGAAACAAATTCGTGGTATGATACAGTCAGAAAGAGATAAGCTTTTGACGATGGACTTCGAGGAAATCTGGCATCAGCTATGGGGGTCAGACACCGAATCTTCACAGCGCTATGCCAACGATAGAGTGATATCAAGGCAAAAGTTGGCAGAACTCCGGGCAGGTGTTGAAGGTCCAGATGGTGAACGATACACAATCGCAGACCTTCTCCGGCAAGAACCTCTACTATACAAAACACCTGAATGGGGGTTTCCAAAGGGTCGACGTGATCCATATGAGACTGATATTCAATGTGCATTTCGTGAACTCGAGGAGGAAACCAGTATTACCGAGGAGGAACTCTGGAAGGCTACGAATGTCAGCCCCTTCATCGAGCAATTCTATGGCTCTAATAATATTCACTATAGACACAGCTATTATCTTGCACAGTATATTGGAAAGCGTGATATCGCCTTTAACGCTTCAAATGAGGAAATGGCGCGTGAAGTGGGAAATGTATCCTGGAAAAGTCTAGATGATGCCCTTATACTCCTGAGACCTGAAAATGTAGAGAAGAGAGGAATTCTAGTGCAGTTAGCAAACCTTCTACGTAATTTCTCGTCAACATTTCGTGAAAAGATTAGCGCTATCCCCTTGGATGAACGCTTGAACCACGGCACTGAAAATAGGATAGAAGAGCAGCAGGGTCGCTATGTCTTCATCAGTGCAGCCCAGGGAACAATGGAAGGAAGAATGGAAAGACCAAGAAAGTTTTTCGGAGCGAGACAAACTCATCGAAGAGTTCCAGACTTACGCGGCTCCAATCAGAGCGCAAACTCTGAGAGATATCGGCTCACAACTGGAGCAACGGGAGATAGAGGGGAGCCTATATCCAGACATAGAAGACCCACAGTTTCTTATGAAATTATTGAAGAAGCGTGAATTCAGAGAAACCTTGCAGCCGAAAATCACTGATGCGACTCTAAAGGGGAATGTATGCGCGGTTGAAGAATTCGAGTATACACCAGTCCAGAAGTTCGTCGCGCAATTTATGTCACCTAGAACTCCATATAATGGAATGCTTCTATATCACGGTGTAGGTGTTGGAAAGACCTGTACTGCCATTCTAACGGCGGAGGCATTTCTCGAGTTGAGTCCTAAGAATAAGGTCTTTATTCTTGCCCCTCCTGCGATTCAACCAGGGTTCTACAGAACAATATTTGATTCCTCGCGTATTCGCTTCGGTGCAGAGGCCGATGTGCCGAATCAGCACGAGGGATGTACTGGAAATCGCTACTT